AGTTGTAGAGGATGTGCTGTATGGCACCATGCCAAGAGCCTGTAGAGGAAGCTGCATCTTCTGTGTCGGCGCGTTTGCATACCCTTGGTATTGCTGTCTTGCCTGGTCAATAAGCTGCTGCATTGCCGCTTGCTGCATTGCACCCTGCTGCATCTGCATGTTTTGGATTTGCTGACCGTAACCAAACGATTGCTGACCCATACCCGCAAGCTGACCTGCTGCGCCTAGCTGACGACCAAGATCGGCCTGTGAGGCACCCAGTGCAGTGTTAAATCCTTGTGCGCGTAAACGACCAGCCGCATCTGCCATTTGCTGCGTGTAGCCTTTCATTGCTTCCGCTTCCGCAATGCCCTGACGCGATCCACCAAACGCCCGTGCTTGCTGTGCTTGTGCGCCGATCTGGTTCAATCCCATCTGTGCCGCTGACCCAACGTCACGCAGTGTTTGCTGCACAACTTGGTTTTCGTAAGGGTTCTGGTAAGCTGCCATGCCGCCCGCTGCGGTTTGACCCATGCCTGCCGCTGTTCGTGCCATCGCGCCCTGTTGAGCCATAGATGCTTGGCTGTATGGATTTGACGCTGCTTGCGTCATTGCTGGGTTTGCACCGCCTGCCATGTTACTTTCCTCTGCCTTGGACGCTCACTGGCTGACCGCCAATTGGTAGTGTCGGTTGATATGTGGGTTGTGGTGTTGTGCCTAAGTTTGCAGCCTGAACGCCTAGTGGTGATGGTTGCGTGTAAGAAGACACTGAGAAGTCTGGTGTTCCCTCTGGAACTACGTTTGCACCCTGTACACCTGTCACTGGGTTCATAAAGAACGTATCCATGTATTGCGCTTGCGCTGGGCGATACTGCTGCAAGTTCTGTACAGATTGCTCAAACAGTGGTGCTGATGAATAACCTTGTGCGCCACCCGCAAACTGTGTTGCCTCTGGCATGTATTGACCCGCGCCTGTACTCATACCAAACGCCCCTGCGGCCTGCTGAGTATTCTCAAAGCCTGCCTGCTGCATAGGAGTGAATGCTGCAACGTCTGGCCCGTAGTAAGGGACATACCCAATGTTTGAAAGCTGATCCGCTAGTGCAAGGTTTTGCTTGGACGCATCTTCGATGTAATCAGGAATATCTTGCGTCACCGTTTGTGGTGCAGCTTGTTGGATTGTTGTTGTACCGCCTTTAGACATTACTCAATTTCCTTTTTGTATGTGGCGTATAATGGCTCCCAGCCATTTGCCATCAACGGTTTTTTCCAACCAAATCTTCCTGTCATTGTAGCATTTTCGCACCCTTGTGCCAACGCCCATGCTTTTACATCGTTATCCATGTCCATAATCTGGTCTAATTCGCCGCCAGCTAGAAACACGTTTAACACCTTTTTTCTAGGATATACCACAATTTCCGTAACAATACACCCCCTTGGGGCAGGCCACAATTGCATGTTGCCAGTGTTTACCGCATCCACAATATCTTGATATTCGTGTGTGCCATTAGCATATTCCAACGCCGCCTCAATCCAAGGCCGACACCGCTCTAAATGATCTATTGGTGTTAGATCGTTCATCCGTGCATCCTTGTGATGTGTAAGGTTGTGGCTGGTGCTGCTGGGGAAAACGCTGTTGCCGCTGATGCATCCAAGAAGCCCGATGTACCATCAACAGCCCACATGACCTGCAATTCATCACCCGCTGCGACATCAAACTTAGCGGCACGGGAAACAACAACCGTAGCGTCATTTTGGTGCAGTGAATAAACAATGGTGTTATTTGGCGCATCTGTGCCGTTCAATCTAGGCCAGAAGTAAAACTTTACCGTGCTAGATGACGTTGACGAAATCTGTGCAGAAAACATCACAAGATATTCACCAGCTTCGCTAAACACGATCTTGCTGTTATCGGTTGCGTCCCGATCAATCCCGATGTTTCCCGTAGGCGCATCATACGTTATTGCGTACGCTGTATTAACCGCTGCCGCTGTTACATCCGAAGTCCGATAAAAAGAAGCATGGCCATCTTCTAAGACAATCTGAACAAACGCACCATTTTTCGAAACTACAGGATACTTGTTCGTGCGATCCCACAGAATAACGCCATCCTCTGATGGGTTATCGTCATCAGTCTTTTGACCTAGCTTAGTCAAGTTGCGCTGAAGGTATGCAGATAACTGTCGCCCCCACTGGCGTAGGTCTGGGCCAAGAGGGGGTAGGATTGGAGTAGGCACTAGCGTCTACCCCCAGCAATCGCATCGATCCGCATGTTCCCGACTTTCCATTGCGTTGATCGTTGACCTTCTACACGCATACGAAGTTGTCGCCCAGAAAAACGCACACTTGTGGGATTGGCGGGTGTAAACGGCCCGTGAGTAACTTCAGTAGCGTTGGGATAAAAACGCGTCTTGAAAGTAACGTCTACATCGCCCTGCGTAATTTCGTCGGGGATCAACTTCGTAACCTTTGTGATCTGTTCGCCAGTGCCTATGCTGATTGGGCCTGTTTCGGCAAATGTCGTTGCACTGTCAAAGTTATAACCAACTTCGTGATCGTAAATATCGCTATCTGCGTCATGGCCTGCCATGAATGGATAGCGGAAAACACCGCGCTGCACCCCTGATGTGCGTGACAATTCACCGATTAGCCAGTGGTTTTCCTTGTAATCAAAGGCCACATAGCGATCTATTTCTGTGCTATTGGACGAACAGTAGAACCACCAGATTTCACCATACTGACCGTTTGCAACCGACCAGACTTTTGACTGCTGCGCTACGTTGAAATCACCAAATACATAATCGTGGACATCGCATGGTATCTCTGAAACGCTGTTGCCATCAAAGCGGAAAAACCCGCGCTGACCCATCCAAAACACGCCAATGTCTACATCAGATGCAGACTTGCGTGAAATTGCACCACAGGACGTTCCCACGCGCTCAAAGCCATAAACGTATGGTGGGCCTAGATAACGTGCTGTATGCGCGTCTGTGTCCGTTATGATCAGTGTCTGACCGCGTGTGCGGATGCCCTGCATGATTTGACCAGATGTTTGCAACTCTATGTCGCCAGCTTCGTTTGTTGCCGCTGGTGTCCAGACAGTATTTGCCTCTCTGTCGCACCATTGAACCTTACGACTATTGCCACCCGCACCTAAAGCAAAGATAAAGCGTTCTTCTGTTACGACTAAACCAAGATTATCTGTCGGAGCATTTGTGATTGGCGCTGCATTTGATGCAGTGTCTAACTGCCATTCCAACAAGCGACCATCATCGTAGTGACAAGCAACAAGGTATTCACCCCAGTTGTCTAGCGACCATGTTGTCGCCTCTTGCGGGACGGTAAGGTCTGTCGATTGTATCGGCTGACCGTAATAACCTAATCCGTAAAAGCCGCCCCCGAAACCTGTGTTCGCTGCCGCATCCTCACGTCCTGAAGCAAGGTCAGTAGGTGTTATGTCAGTTGTCGTTCCAGCACCCGTCATCACTATCAGTGCATCGTGAGAGCCGCCCGCCAGCCAAGCATTGTCATTGTTGGTTTCCCAAGTGTGCATACCGCGCACTGGGTTTGTACAAAAAGATGCCTTACGCTCACGCCAACCGCCGATTGGACGCAAGCTATTGTCACGCCAACGCACTAGCGATCCATCCCGCCATCGACCTGCTTGCTCTAAATCTGTCCCGTTGCGGTAAAAGCCTGCGGGGATGTCTAGCGGTATATATGCCATAAACTAGCAACCTTTTTAAGTTATTGTTGCGTTTGTGTTTACATTGCCAACTACATCCAGATTACCAGATGCATCCAGCTTCATCTTGTTTGTTCCACCTGTCGCAAAATAAAGCGAACCGCCGCTTTCTGTGATCGTCCAATCACCAAAATCAACTGTAGGAATGGTTGCAGTACCAGTAAATGTTGGACTAGCTGTAGGTGCTTTTGCATCCAATTGCGTCTGAATATTGCTAGTCACACCATCTACATAGTTAAGTTCAGCCGTTGTTGCTGTAACACCATCCAGAATATTTAACTCTGCCGCTGTAGCAGTAACAACCGTACCGCCGATCTTCCAAGAACCTTCTGTCAAATCTGGTTCAGTGGCAGATATTCCATTTACCGCATCTACAATTGTATCTAGCGCAGTGTTAATTGTCGTACCCCAAGTATCTTCTGAGCCGCCCACTGTTGGCTTGGTTATGCTAATCGCCATGTTTCAATCCTTTGTTGTCTACACAATAGCATTTCACGCTACTTCAGTCCATATTTCTGGTGCAACGTATGGTGATAACCAGCCACGGAATGTGAAATCATATCCAGTTAAAGAATATGGATTGCTGTCTACAATGAACAACCGCTGAACAGTTAGGTCTGCATCCCGACCAGTTATGCTAAACGTACCTTCGTCAAACGCTTCGCTGATCCCCTTGGGAATGTTCTGACCTGTGACAGTAAACGACCCGTTCACCGCGTTCATTGATATGTGGATGTTTATGTCTTGCTCAGTGAGCGTGTATGATCCGCTATCAACGACAATGCCAAATCCAGTATCAAAGACTAAATCCTGACCCGTGAGCGTGTAGCTGCCGCTATCAACGACAATACCGAAACCATAGTCTAGCTCAACGTCTTGCCCAGTAAGGGTAAGCGCCCCCGCATCCACTGGGAACGGACGCTGCGCGGTTAAGCCAACAGCACGTCCATCCAGTGTGAACGTGCCGCTTGGGTAAACGTCTGTTATTAGCTTGCCTGCGCCCTGATAGCTTACTGCAAAGGTGCCAGACGTCACCTGCATTACGAAACTTTCGTTTGGGCTAGGTGTGCCTAACGGCGTTGCTGCTATCGGGGCGAAACCAAGCATATCTTACCTACGGTTTAGTGGGCCACGTTACGTTATCAGGAAACCCTGCTTGCGCTGGTACATCACGCAAAGCCTGACGATAGTCTGTCTCAGCTTGGGTCATCGTGCGGTCTGCAACAGCCCACCAGTCAGTTTCTGCTAGCAGTGCGTTACGCTCCATACGGAGATACTGTGCTACGTTGTTTTCGGTTGATGATGTCATTTCTTGAAGCTGTTCTTCTGTGATTTCAACTTCTACACCGTCTTGTAAATTAATAGGCATTATAAAGAAACTCCGTACACTGTTATTCTACCGCCATCAAAACGACCACCTTGATATGGCGGATAATCCCAAAAGAAAATCATACTGTTATTTCTTTCCGCAGTGTAGGTATTTCTTCTACAGGAAAAAACCCAAGTATCATCATACCCAGAATTGTTAAGTCCTGCTTTTATCATACCGTCTACAAACGTCTGTTCATTTGTGTCGTAAGGGTTATAAACATTAAGATGAGCTGTGAGTTTTATATTTTTTGGCCAAGACTGGTAAAGTGCTGTAAAATCCATAAACTCAGCAGAGTTGTTATCCCCAGCATTACTAGCAGATATAACTCTTGCCATGCTTCTATAGCTAGCAGAACTACTGATCGTGCTTCCCGAACTATTTGTAAATCTACTAAGAAATCTTACGTTGCCGCCATGTGAGCCACCGTCGAAACCATCATGGGCTACATCTTTGATAAAGATTTTATAGTACTCATACCCACCAGTAAAACTTACTGTTACAGAATTTGTCCCACTGCTAATGGAGGTGTCGGTAAGTAATGTCGTTTTACCGCCAACACCAGCCGCCGCAAGAGCGTTCTTTGTTGCGGTGTCCGCGCTTGTAATGTTATTTAAGGCCCGTGCGTCAGTTATGACGTTTGTGCCGCCTACTTTAATCGCCATCTTCGTGTCCTTTCACTATTAGCGTTTAAGTTCTTCTATCTCAGCCTTCAACTCTTTGATGGCCTCAACTAAATGTCCAATCATTCCGATGTAGTTGACTGACTTCATGCCTGTCTCTTCATCTGTGTTTACTAGGTCAGGCAGGATTGGTTCT